ATCCCACAGAGTCTTACCTGCAATGATGCCGTCAGGCGTATGTATCTCAGCAGACCACCAAGCACTCTTGAAATCATCAGCCCTACTGTTCTCAAGATAGTCGTTAGCATCCTTAAAGTCAGGATGATGCTTGACAATCCTAGCCTTACCTGCAAAGAGTGATGCCACTTCTTTGGCGGCGGTTTGCCCTGCCTCATCAGAGTCGAAACATATAATTACATTATCGAAACTGTCAATCCATTCATACTGAGCCTTACAATCCTTGAGAGCAGACTGCGCTCCGTTCTTGATAGATACAGATGCATACTTACTACCACTCATTTGATATACACTCGCGGCATCGAACTCACCCTCAGTGATGGTTAGATAGCGACCACCTTTGGGGAACAGGTGCTGACCAAACAGCAGACCATCAGCCCATACCCCAAAGCTACGCTGATTATCCTTACTACCCATCCTAACCTTTTGAGCGCACACCATAGAGTCTTTATCACGATACTCAAAGATAGTATCTTGACCATCCACCATGATACCGTACCTTTCGCAAGTATTCTTGCTGATACTGCGTATCATTTGGTGATTACCTCTACCTACTTCCATAGTTGATACTCCTACATTACTGTTTATATTTATAACATTGTTATAATTACCACCAGAATTATAACGCTCACCGCAACTGAAACAAGTTGTCCACCCATCATGATTGGTTGATGCACCATCGCTACTGCTACACATCTCGCAAGCATGATGAGTAGTTGCCCATCCGCTATTCATCAAACGCCTCGCCACTTAGCAGGGGATAGGCTTGAGTCAACTCGCAAGCTAGATTGAACAGAGTCATCTCATCAGTGGCATTACTGGCGGTATCCATTGATGACTTGATTGTCTCCATCAGCTTATCAAACATATCTTTATTCATCGTCTAAAACCTCCATAGAATATATTCTACCGAATGAGAGCATGAAGAAAGGGAGCAGGATGATGACACCCTCAAAGGACATTGCTCCAAGTTCTCCTGTTTCTCGGTTAATTCCCCACACTGGCCTGCTGTGTGAAAACTCAATATCAAAACCAACACCGTTACGAAATTCATTTGTAAGTATCCTCCCGAATAAAGTAGGCATAGTTATTCGCCTCCTAAGTTTAGTATGTGTTCCTCAATGTAGTCAACAGTACGGCTAACAAGACCACCAACAGCATCTTCGACTAGCTTGCCCATAGTTACATAATCCTCATCAGCCAGAGCCTGTATAACCTCACTGTGATAGTGTCGCATATCATCGAGGGTATCCAGATACTCGCCAATGAAAGCATCAGCAAGCACCTCTGGGTCTCGATTCATTACATCAAGGGAATACATCCACGCAGTCTCTTTAATATCAGACTCAGTAGAGTCAGCCTCGATGAGGGGGAAAGTCGCTTCAGCCTTAGCCCTGTTGTACATTTGAAATATAATTGGCATATCATTCATCATCATTCTCCTCTGGTTGTGGTTGCTCGATGTTAAGACCATACACAGATTCACCTATAGCGTAAAGTAAATTCGAGAATTGTCTACACAACTGTGCCTGATCGGTACGAGACTTACTACGCCTACCCGACATCAACTGCAAAGCCTGATCGTTATATTGCCTAGCAAAACGATTGATTTCATTAAATAGATTTAAGTTATTCATACTACTTCACCGCCTTAATTAAATTGTTTTCCATAGTTACCTGAGCAAAGAACTCTCTACCCAGACCAGTTATATGTGGTCGATTAGCACCGACTATTGTACCATCACTCACATACTCATTACCAAACAAGCTAGTCTCAATATAATTCAACGGCTTGCCGATATTCTCTTTCAACTCTTTCTTACTTGCATAACTGAATACTAACATTATATCACCTCTTTGTCAATCGTTACTTTAATACGAGCCGAGTCAAAATACTCTCGGATATACCTACGCACCTTAGCCTGAGCATCGCTGTCGGCATCTTCTAACTCATCTATACGATCTTCCAGAGTAGAGACTAAATACTCCATCTCATCTACTCTGCATTCAAGATCACCATTGTGTCCATCGACACCCATCAGATCAATGTCAATCTGAGACAGCCTACGTTCCAGTGTAGCTATGCGCTCGGCATCACGCTCGTGTAGTTTAGCTTGCTCCTCGATAGCCTTAGCCACTCTCTCATTTATCCACTTGTCAAACATATTAATAAACTCCATCATCATTCTCCTCGATTTAATTATCCACCGCAACCATAAAGATCACAGTTAGGAAAGTTTTGGCAACCATAATGCCCCAAGTCAGGATCGTCATAATCAATATCATCTTCAACAACAGGTGATAATGACTCACCAGTATAATGCTTATCCCAAGCACCACTAACTTCATTGATACCCCAATCATTAATGATCTCATCAGGGTTTTGATCCCAGTCGAATACATAACTGAACCATGCTACAGTCTCACCATCGGCATTGTTAAGGTATATAGTACCACCATCACAAGCCTCAATGTTCTCGACAGCCTCGCCAAAGTCAGTGCCTCTGTAATCTTGGAACTCATCTTCGCCCCATACTTCTACGGTATATCCCTGATCTATAGCCCACCGCACCAGATTTCTATGTGCCTTTTCCATCAGTAATTCTCCTCTTCAAGTTTACTCGTTAGCGATGCCCACTCCTCTGGTTCTAACAACTCTGGAGCATGGTCAAGCGCCACATCAATTAAGTCTTCAAGCCAAGCAGGATTACCTATCTTGTCTGACTCTCGACACGCATTACAAATTATATCATTAACGTCACCAAACACTTTCATATTACACCTCACCAATTATGTATTACACCTGCGATTATAAACAAACAGGTAACAAAGTTCAACCCTACAATTATACTACGCACTAGCGCAATATAATCAGCCTCTCGGTTACTCGCACCAGACTTCTCGCCAAGTGCTTTCGCCCACACACGCCATAGATTTATCATACTTCCCTCGCTATTTTACCTCGTAAGATAAAGAATTGTTTTCGATTAATTCGTTTATATAATTATAAACATCTGCTTCTGTAACATCATCGGCTTCAAACTCTAAGTTTATTTCAATTACAGTCATGATACATATCCCCCATAGCTCATCACCTGCACATCATCATAGCCATCATCGCGCCACATCTTAGCTACACGCTCGGCTTCCTTTTTATACATTAGGTTAGCGTTAACCTCAACACCACCCACCCATACTGAATACATCATAACAATACACTCCCAGTTTTAGTTATCAACATCACCGCAAACAATACAGCACCTGACAGTAATACAATCTCCCAAGCCTCATCAGCTTTACGCTCGCGGTCATACTTCTTACGCGCTAGATACCTAGTCGCTCTACATTCACGTTCATACTTACTCATCATACTTCTCCTTATAACTCAGTTATAAATTAATTACATTGATCTTTTCATACTTCTTATTGTAGCTACTCGCCTTTGCACCATGCGCTAGTATGGCGATATTCGGCTTGTCATTCGCACCATCGCACAGCCCACAATCTATACAGCTAGTACCCTCAGTCTCATTCACGCATACGATCTCATTGGGCAATAGCTGAGTTGAGTCGCTAGTCATTCTAAACGTGCGGAATCCATCAGCCTGAGCCTTGAGCGCGACCTTAGGCGTATCTGCACTGATCATGCATATCTCACCCATGCGCTTGTCAAATGCTCGATGCGACATCTGATGAGTATACCCAGTCATCAGTCTAGGCTGTACCTTGTCGATCAGATTACGCCACACCTCATACGGTACAGCAGAGGGATCGCCATAACTACCCAGTCGCAATTCAGCACCGCGTAAACTTTCGAGATTTATAACATTGTTATAATTTCCCCGCTTATATGCGCGCCATATTGACAACGGCGCTTGATAGGTGCGTACATAGCAAGCACCACCTAGACTTGGGCGCTGTATACAGTTACCGCATACATCTTCATCTTCACCAGTTTTAACCGCGATATTCGGCTCAACATCTCGGCACAATATCCAAGTCTGCACCATTGATTTGAAATCATTGTCAGTTTTAGGATTGTTACCGCCCATTGTTGCAATCACTACGATAGGTTTACCAGTCAGTAAGCTATCGCCCTCGTATAATATAAATCCTGCCATGCTACACCACCTCGCCTCTTAGTTTGCGTTCTAATTCCAATCGCTTACCTATTAACTCAAGCGATCGTTCAGCCAATACGATATTGAATCGCTCGTAATTCGTATAGAATGCGCGATACTTTATCGAAAATAACTCGACAAGCAGATCAGTGAGAGCCTCGCATTTAAACTCATACTCCTGCTTATACTTCAAGATCTGATTGTATACAGGATCATCATGCAACCGATCATATCCATTCATAGATATATGTTTGAGCCTCGCAATATCCTGCCCTAGATAATGATTATAATGCGTATAATAGTCACGCAAAATCCTATTAAATACTGCTTTCTTTGTAAACTTATTCATACAATTACTCCTTATAACTCAGTTATAATTAATCTTCAAACGAATCTAGAAACTCACAACCGCGACCATAAGCCTGAGCAACCGCAAACAATTCGGGATATTCTGCTTTAAGTATAGCGCGATTTTGCTTATCCATATATGCTACAGCATCATGTAGAGCATTGCAACCTTTCATCAGGCTATGCAATCTGGTATCTGCAATACCTGAGTCAATCAAGTTTTGTCTTGTAATAATCATTTTATATACTCCGTAAAGTTTAGTTTAAACAGTTATAACTCAGTTATAAGCAATCGTTATAACTCAGTTATAACAGCTTAGACTTCCTTGTCTTTGCTGTTATCCATTGGTTAGGCTATTTGGCTAGCTAGTAGGTTCAATGCGATATCTAGAGCCTCTGCTTTCTTTTCGTCCTTTTCGGCTTTGAGCATTGCCTCAAGCTGTCTCATTGCAAGCTTGTATTTGCCTTTATTATCGGCTTTTATGGTTTCAACGCTTGAGCCATTTTCGGCTGTCTCGCCTTTATCTGAGCCCTTGCGCGCTCGCGGTGCTACTTCAACGATTTTGCCATCTTTGACAGTACAAGCAAGCTCCGAGATACCGCGCTCTTTATTGATCTTTTTAGATACTCTATTAAACATAGTGCGCAAGCTTGCCAATGCTTTTTTGTCAGTCGATACAGCATTCCAAAATGATACTAGGAATTTGGTTGCTTTCGCGTCCTTATCCAAGTGCGCGTTATAACTAGTTATAAGGATTTCGATAACAGTGTCGCGAGTGCCTTGCGCGGTAATAAAGTTATCGGCTAACAGTTTTGCGTTTTTAACAGTAAGTGCATTCATAATATATACTCCAAATTGTAATTGATAATGATTCTCATTTAGTTTAGATGAGAGTTTCCTCTCGACTCGCTATCAATCATAATGATATTTCGGCAGATTTCAAGCGATTTCTAAAATAATACAAACCAAGAGTGACCAATCAAGTCAATCTGGTCATATTATAGGCGAATATAGGCGATTTTAGGCGAATTTACAAAACCAAATATGCTCGAGAAGGTACCTAGATTGCCTCAGTTTGCACGATCTTTTTATCTATATCGTGCTATTCGTTTTTCTAATCGCGCTTATATGGCATTCTAGACCTACTGAGCGATAGCATCTAAATATATTGATATAACAAATAGTTATCTAAAACATAGGTGCTTATAACCATAATAAGGCAGATCTGGATAGGCTATTCAACGCTCATTTGACACACACACGCAGACTAGGAAAACTTCAAAGACTGTATATCTGTACAGTACTGTATAGCTAACCAGTACCGCGCCTGTAACACTGTATATCTGTCCAGTACTGTATAGACGTACAGCACTACCCCACCCCCTTATTGCTACACAGACGGCGTAGGGGGAAGGTTAGATGCTCTCTCTGGCGAGATTGTGAAAACTCGAATGTTACATTGAGTCACAATAATGATTGACATTTACTTAAAAGTGTGCTATAATATAACTATGAAGTAAACAAAGATCATTAGCAATGGTTGTTGAATATTAATTGCAATTAACCTTATAGCTAATTGTCATCGTCTATAACAATAGCTTGTCTCGCTGTCGTGCATGTACCGACTACATAGATCATGTAGCGATAGTGTTGCTAGAGGTAATAAATGTCTGATAAAGATATGAGAAAGAAGGTTCGTCTACTCAAGAAGAGCGACCCTGACGAATACAACGTCAATGAACAGTTCCTTCGGTTTGTCGCGTACTATGTCGAGTCTGGTAATGCTCGTGAGGCGTGGACACTAGCAGGATACTCTCCTAACAGCGCAGGGACAGCAATGTCTCGTTTGCGTGACAACTGGAGACTTGTTGAGTCTATGGTTAAAGAACGCATAGGCGCTCATGTACCTATGGCGTTAACAGGTATTATTGAGTTAGCCCAGACAGCCAAACAAGAGTCTATACGGCTAAAGGCGCAACAAGATATTCTGTACAGAGCAGGGTACGACAAACCTATGGAGATGATTGTAACAGACAAAGAAGCTAAAGACTTGAAAGACGAAGAGCTTCAAACAGAGCTGTTAGCAATATTAAACAAGAACCCTGTCATTGATGCGGAAGTAGAATAGCAGTGGATTTAACGCCAGAACAACTTGCAAAGATTCCAAAGGAGCAAAAGAAACGTCTTCTTGAATTGTTGAAGGAACAAAAAGAAAGAATAAAGTTCAACAAGAAAGATCACTTTGATTTGTATCCGTGGCAACAGAGTCTAGCTAATTCCACCAAAGATGCTCATCAGGTGTTGGCAATGTGTGCTAACCAAATTGGTAAGTCTACAAGTGGTGCATACATTACAGCGTG